GCGCTCGTCGTCGGCTGGGGCGTCGGCGAGACGGCCTGGATCGTCGACCGGATCACACTCCCGGGCGACCCGAGCGATCCGGAACCGTGGCAGCAACTCGACGCGCTCCTCGAGTATGGGTACCTGCATGCGTCCGGGCACCGGCTCCCGATCAGCGCGACGGCGATCGATTCGGCCGGACACCGGACGTCGTTTGTGTATGACTACGTCGCCAAGAAGCAAAAGCGCAACGTCCTCGCGATCATCGGGCGCGCCGGGCCCGGGCTGATCATCTCGAGCCCGAGCCCGCGGCGCTGGGGCCGGCAGCAACGCGAGGTCCCGCTCTATACGATCGGCGTCGACGCCGCGAAGGCGATCATTCTGTCGCGGCTCGACCTGGTCGACCCGAGCGCGCGCGGCTACGTCCATCTGCCGCTCGAGCCCTGGTGCGACGAGGAACTCGCGCAGCAACTGACGAGCGAGTACTTGAAGAAAACCTGGCACAAGGGGATCCCGTCGCTCGTCTGGACGAAAAAGCGCACGGCGAACCATGCGCTCGACATGTTTTGTTACGCGCTCGCCGCGCTCCGCTGGCTCAACCCGGATCTCGCCTGGCACGTCGCGCACCTGGCGCCCGGCGGCGCGCCGGCGCCCGATGTCCCGCCGGCGGCGCCGCGCCCGCGGGCGGGCTGGCTCGGCCCGCCGCGCGCCGGCTGGCTGCGGCGCTGACACACCGGGGCCCGAGGCGGGTCGGCATTACTGGACAAAACGCTCTGAATCGGTCGGTTTACTAAACAGCCGATCGGCGGTTCCTGCGCGAGTCGGGTGTACACTCGGGCGCGAGCACCCGATGGCTTGGACACAAGCGGACATCGACGCGACCGAGGCGGCGCTCCGCGCCCGCCAGGGCGCGAAGAGCGTGCAATTCTCGGATCAAGTCGTCCAATTCGAGTCCCTCGAGGACATGCGCAAGCTCCTCGAGGAACAACGCCGCGAGGTCGCCGGCGCCGCCGGCGCGCCCGCCTCGCTCACCCGGTACGCGGCCTTTCGGAAGGGTTGCTAGATCATGCCGGCGACCTGGCTCGACCGATCGATCGCCATGGTCGCGCCACGCTGGGCGCTGTCACGGATCCGCGCGCGGGCGGTCGCCGAGGTCCTCGCGCGGCACTACGATGCCGCGAGCTCGGGACGCCGAACCGAGGGATGGCGGCGCGCCTCGGGCGATGCGAACGCCGTCATCGGGCCCGCGCTCGGCCGGCTCCGCGACGCCTCCGAGGACCTCGTCCGCAACAATCCCTATGCCGAGGCGGCGGTCCGGACGATTGTCAATGAGGCGATCGGCTGGGGCCTGGTCGCCAAGCCGGCGCCGGCCGACCCGCGCGCGGCGACCGCCTGGCGCGCGTGGGCCGAGACGACCGCCTGTGACGCCGACGGCCGCCACGATTTCTACGGGCTGCAAAAGCTCGTGATGCGGACCGTCGTCGTCCGCGGCGAGGCGATCGTCCGGCTCCGGGTTCGGCGTCCCGAGGACGGGCTCCCGATCCCGGTCCAACTGCAAGTCCTCGATCCCGACTATCTCGATCTCGGCAAGGACGGGATCGCGCTCCCGAACGGCGGGCGCATTGTCCAGGGCGTCGAATTCGATCCGATCGGCCGGCGCGCCGGCTACTGGCTCTTCAAGGATCACCCGGGCGCGAGCCTCGCGAGTCTCACGCCGTCGGCGCGCATCCCGGCCGAGTTTGTCGCCCATGTCTTCCGGCAACAACGCCCGGGCCAGGTCCGCGGCGTCCCGTGGGCGGCGCCGGTCCTGCTGCGGCATCGCGATTTCGACGATCTCGAGGACGCGCAACTCATGAAGCAAAAGGTCGCGGCGTGTCTCGCCGTGATCAAGTCCGACCCGGCCGGCTCGCTCGACCCGATCGGCGAACCGCGCGATCCGAACGTCGACATGCTCGAGCCGGGCGCGATCCTCAACGTCGCGCCCGATTCAAATATCCAGGTCGTCTCGCCGCCGCGGGTCGACGGCTACGCCGAGTACTCCGAGACGGTCCTCCGCGCGATCGCGGCCGGCTGGGGCGTCACCTTTGAGGACATGACCGGGTCCTATCGCGAGCTCCCGTTCTCGGCCGCGCGCATGTCGCGCGTGCAACACTGGCCCAACGTCGAGGACTGGCGCTGGCGCATGTTGATCCCGCAATTTTGCGACGTCGCGTGGGCGTGGGCGATGCAAGCGGCGATCATCGCCGGCCAGGTCCGCGGCGCCGCGCCCGCGGCGGTCTGGACGGGTGCGCCGGCGCCGATGGTCGATCCCGCGGCCGAGGGCCTCGCGATTCAACGGAACATTCGGACCGGGATCCAAACGCTCTACGACGCGCTCCGCGAGCGCGGGATTTCCGATCCGGTCGATCACTTGCGGGAAATGGCCGAGGCGAACGGGCTGCTCGACCGCTACGGGATCGTCCTCGATAGCGATCCACGCAAGATGACCCAGGCGGGCCAACTCCAGGGCGCCGCCTCGAGCGCGGCGCCGGCGGCGGCGTCGGGCCGCTTTTCGAACGTCGCGTAACGCGCGGCGTGGTTCGAAGGACACACCATGATCAACGGATCCGCGCTCCAGAATCGATCGATCGGGACCGATGATCTCTCGGATCGCCAACGCCAGGTCGTCGAGCTCGTGCGCGACTATGCGGCGGCGGCGGGCGAGCTCCCGTCGTCCGGCTGGCTCGCGCGCCGGCTCCAGATCAGCCGCCAGACCGCCTACGATCACTTGCGGCGGCTCGCGCGGCGCCAGGAATTCTAATAATCCTAATCAGCGGTCGGCGTCGATCTCGGGCAGGAATGCGCGCGCCGGCGCCTCGCGCCCGCAATGAGCACAGCGCGCCTCGCCGCGGCGGTCGACGTGGATCACCGTGATCGCCGGCGTATTCTTCGCGCCGCACCCGGGACACACGAAGCGATCCGCGAGGCGATCGTCCGATCGTTTCGACATGAGACGGCTTGAGTATCCCGCGCGCCGGACCGCGTCGACCACCTGACAATTTGTCATCCTGACAATCCGTCATCCTGACACCTTGCCAGCTAGGCACGGTCCGCGCGCGCGTGTGATGCTCGCGGGCGTTCCATGCCGACCCGCGAGCGCGTCGTCGATCTCCCGCCGCTCGATCTTCGCGCGGCGATCACGATGCGCGCGCCGAGCTCGGCCGACTCGGCGACCCGCACGATCGATCTGACCTGGTCGACCGGCGCCGGCGTCCTCCGGCGCGACTGGATGACCGGCGAGCGGTACCTCGAGCGGCTCTCCCTCAACCCGAAACACGTCCGGCTCGGCCGGCTCAATAACGGCGCGCCGCTCCTCAATGCTCACGGGTCGTACTCGCTCGAGGACCAGATCGGGATCGTGGAAGACGGATCCGCGTCGGTCGACGGGACGCGCGGGACCGCGGCGGTCCGCTTCTCGAGCCGCGCGGCGGTCGATCCGATCTGGCATGACGTGGAGACCGGGATCGTCCGGAATGTCTCGGTCGGCTACGCCGTCCACACCTACGTCGAGACGGCCGGCGACGACACCGGGCGGATCCCGACCCGGACCGCCATCGACTGGGAACCGTACGAAATTTCATTGGTCCCGATGCCGGCCGACGCCGGCGCACAAGCCCGCGCGACCACGGCGACCGTGCCGTGTCGCATCGTCACGCGCGCGAAGGATACCGCCATGGCTGATCCCACGATCGATCCGAACACTTTCGATCCGAACCTGTTCGATCGCACGCCGCCGCCGGCGCCGCCGGCCGATCCCCCGGCGCCGACCGACGTCGAGCTCGCCGCGACCCACGAGCGCGAGCGCGTCCAAGGCATCATGGCGGCCTGTCGCGTCGGGCGGATTCCGACCGCCGACCAAGACGATCTGATCGCGCGCGGCATCCCGCTCGTCGAGGCGCAATCGCGCGTCTTCGAGATCATGCGCACGCGCGCGAACGAGAGCGGCGGGCCACAGATCAACGTCCGGATCACTGGCGACGATCCGAGTGTCGCGGTCCGCGCCGGGATCGAAGACGCGATTCTGCACCGGATCAACCCGGTCGCGTTTCCGCTCAGTGACGCCGGC